AAAAGTTGAATGTGCTTTAATCCAGATTACAACCACATCACAAGGCACTCAAACATTTGATTTACCATCTAACTTAAAAAGGCAATCTGGAAGAGATAAGGCTAGAAAAGATAGTTATTCTGCCCTAGTATTAGGTAATTGGATGGTAAAGACATATTTTGATATTATGAATTTCAAACCTAAAGAAGTTGTTTCCACTTTTACTCCAATGTTCATAGATTAAAGTAACTTTTTAAACTTTTAAAAGTAACTTTCATAACTTTAGTGTAACTAAATCAAATGGCCGCAAAAAGAAAATATAATAAAAAATCAGAGTACTGGAATAAGTTTGATAAAAAAGAGACAATTGAGCAAACTTTAGCTGCAAATCCATTACTTCAAAACAGCACCTACAGCCCTAGTTTAGAGGGTGAAGCTTATTTTAATTCACTTGCGCAAGCTAGTTATTCTCGTACGGGCAGTTCAACTACCACCAGATCACGATCGAATAGAATTCATAAAGTTGTTCAGAGAGATAAATACAATAACATTAGAGACGGCCTGCTGCCATTTGATTATGCAATTAACGGTATAAATGTTAGAGACACAATAGAGTTATGTCAAAAAGCCTATGCAAACGTAGCTATTTTTAGAAATGCTGTAGATATTATGGCTGAGTTTTCTAATTCAGATATATTTCTTGATGGCGGCAGCAAAAAGTCAAGAGATTTTATAGAGGCTTGGTTTAGAAAAATTAAACTATGGAAAATAAGAGATCAGTTCTTTCGTGAGTATTATAGATCTGGAAATATTTTCTTTTATAAAATTGACGGAAAATTTAACACAGATGACTTCATAAAGATGAGTAAAACTTATGGAGCGGTTTCTACAAATAAAATACCAATTAGATATATCTTATTGAATCCTTTTGATGTGGTGGCAAGAAGAACAACTGGATTTGAAACAACTGGGGTTTACGCTAAGGTTTTGAGCGAATACGAAATTGAAAGATTAAAGAATCCGAAAAATGATTATGACAAAGAAGTATACCAAGCTCTTCCGAAAAATATTAAAAACAATTTTAAGATGAACGGCTATCAGCCTGATGGGGCAAAGATTGAACTAGAGCCAGAAAGATTGCGTTACTCTTTTTACAAAAAACAAGATTATGAACCTTTTGCAGTTCCATTTGGTTATTCTGTTTTGGGTGATATTAATATGAAGCTTGAGTTTAAAAAAATAGACCAAGCAATTGTTAGGACAATTGAAAATGTTATATTATTAATAACTATGGGTAACGAGCCAAATAAAGGTGGAATTAATCATAATAATTTGTCTGCAATGCAAGAACTTTTCAGAAATGAAAGTGTCGGACGTGTTTTAGTTTCAGATTATACGACCAAAGCTGAATTTGTTATTCCTGATATGAATAAGATTTTGGGTTACGAGAAATATCGTATAGTTAATGAAGATATTAAAGAAGGACTTCAAAACATAATCGTTGGAAGTGAGAAATATAGCAATACCGCAGTTAAGGCTGAAATATTTTTAGAAAGATTAAAAGAGTCTAGACAGGGATTCTTGAACGATTTTTTACAACCAGAAATTAAACAGGTTTGTAAAAATATGGGTTTCAGAAATTACCCAACCGCAAGATTCAAAGAAGTTGACACTAAAGACTCAACCCAGACACAGAGAGTTGCTACAAGGTTAATGGAATTAGGATTAATAACTCCAGAGCAGGGAATGGATGTAATTAACAAAGGTGTATTTCCTGAGGCGGAACAAATCGGCAAGTCTCAAGACAGATTTGTGGAGGATCGTAAAAAAGGATATTACAATCCAATTGTGGGCGGTGTGCCCATGGTCGAAGCTGGCGACGAACCTTCCGAAGAAAAGAAAACTCAACAAGTTCCTGGATTACCAGGCAGGCCAAATGGCACAAATAATATTCCACAAGAAGTTTCACGTGCAAATATATCTGCAGAAAATATCGCAGAGATTATTAAGGCATCAGAGAATTTAGAAAGTTTTTGTAAAAAAACTGCCAGAAAGCATTTTAAAATAAAAAGACTTAATAAAAATCAAGATAAAATGATCGAAGATCTTTGTAAAAAGGTAGTAATTGCTAAAGAAATGAAAGATTGGGAGAGTACAGCAACAAAATGCATACAAGATAATAAAAACATTCTAAAATTAGATTTACATAAAAAAGTAGAGCAAGTTGCGACAGACCATAAGCTCACAGACTATACAGCTGCAATAGTTTATCATTCGAAAAAATTCTCAAATCAATAAAAAACGTGTAACAATTTTATAGTTCGAAAACTTTACCAATAAAAATGGTTTCTGATTATAAATATACGACAAACTTTTTGCAGCCAATTATCGCATCTGCTGATATTGATCAAGATAATATAAAGATTTCCAAAGCTTCTTTAGACGATTTAAAAACGTTAATGCCCAGTTCAATCAACCTGGAAAAAAATATTGATTTAGTCGGAGTGGCTTTTAATGCCGCAGTGGTAAACACTTTCAATAAAAACCATGATGGCATATCCACTGAGACCGCTTTGGCGGTTAAAGACTATTTTGTTCATAAGCCTACAAATATAGAACATAAAAAACAAAGAATTGTGGGCCATATAGTTTCTGCTGGATTTTCAGGGTATGGAGATAATGAGATATTAAATGAAGAAGATTTAGCAAATTACGGAACAAAAGATCCATTTAACATATCATTAGGCGCAGTAGTTTATAAAATGGTTGATAGAAAGTTCGCAGAATTATTAAGTCTATCAGCTGATCCAGAAAGCCCAATGTATAATCAGGTATCTGCAAGTTGGGAAATAGGATTTAATGAATATGAAATTGCAGTAGGCAGCGAAAACTTGGCTGAAGCTGAAATCGTGAAAGACCCTAAGCAAATCGAGGAGCTTTCTAAATATTTGAAGGCTTCAGATGGATCTGGCGAAATGGACGACGGTACAATTGTTAGAAGGTTAGTGGTTGGAAACGTTTATCCGTTGGGCATCGGTTTCACAGCAAATCCTGCCGCAGACGTAGAGGGAGTAGTTCTTTCGGAGATGAATGAAGATCAAGTTCAAATTAAAGACAAGAGAGATTTAAGCTCTCACGCAGATCAAAGAGCTGAAAGAATATTAAAAAATATTTTAAATTTTAAAAATAAAATTTCACAAAGTGAAAAAAACACTGTAAAATCTGAAAGAGAAAGTAATTCAAGCATTATGGATACTAACCAATTAGTTCAAGAAATCAAATCTGTACTCGATGAAAAGCTTTCTTCTGAGAAGATGTCGAAAGACACGTTTGCTGAGGAGTCTGTCGCTTCAATTTCTGATATCGTGAATCAAGCTATTCGCGAGAAAAATGAAGAGTATAAGCAGCAGCTTTCAAGCACAAAAGAAGAAAAAGCTAAAGTTGAGGCTCAGCACCAAGAGCTTACTGCTTCCGTGGAAGAAATGAAACAGAAGTTGGAAGCAGCTGAAGAGAAAATTCGTCAGTTCGAAGACGAGCAGACACGCCAACAGGCGCTAGCTCGTTTCAATGCTCGCATGGAAGCTGTTGAGCAGGATTACGAACTGAGTGAGGCTGATCTGAAGATCGTCGCATCAGAAGTTAAGGAATTAACTGAAGGAGATGAGGCGTTTGCTTCTTATCAGGAGAAGTTGGCCGTGGTTTTCGCTCACAAGAGCAAAGATCATTTGAAGGCTGAAAAAGAAAAATTTGACAGCGCAGTCGCGGAAGCGGTTGAAAAACGCGTATCTGAGATTAAGGAAGCTAAGGCTTCCAGCGAATCTCCAGAGACCGAAGCTGACAAAAAAGAAAATTTGGAGGAAGCTTTAGAGGCTGCGGAGCAGGTAACACCTGAAATCTCTAATACCAACGAAGCATCTTCTGGCGAAACGGAAACCCTGCGAACAAAGTTCCAGTCAGCGTTTAGCAAAGAAAACATCAAAGTAACCTATTAATAATCAAGCATTATGGCAAATAGACTATTACCATTCAGGCAATACGACGAAAACGATGTTATTAACCTGTTCGCTAATGCGACTTCGGATGACAAGCCGAGTACAAATGGCAACGGTAGTGCAGGAGTTTTCGTGAGTATTTCGAACGGGGATCTAAAATTAGACCCAGTTACATATGTTGATCACACTCCGCTAGGCGGTACGTTTGATCATACCAAAAACCAATATCCCGAAGTTACCTTAAAAGTGACCGCCGCAGGCGTCGCTGCTAAGGCTGGCGAAGTTATTGGTGTCACATTGAAGCAGACGCTCGAAAAAGACGAGAATGAAGAGAAACTTCTCTACAATCCAGTCAAGAAAGATGAGCTTCAAGCCGTTCTCTCTGGTCAGGCAGTGCCGATCGCCACGAGAGGTATTTTCACTTTAACATCAGACGCTGTTGACGCAACATTAACTAGCACATGGCCACAACCTGGTTATGCGGTAGTTATGGGTCCAGAGACTGCTGGTAAAGTCAGCGGAATTGCTTTTGATAGCTTGTACGCTGATTATGCCACCACTGCTGGAACTAATACCACTACTGGTACAAACTTCGGTGTTGGAGGAACGTTCGTTTCTTATGGTCCTGCCAGTGTACTTGGTACATGGCTTGGTACTGGAACGAGAAAATCTACTGGCCCTGTTACTGACGTTGCAGCGGGAACGTATGGTGTTATTAAATTAAATCTGTAATCTTAGAAACCAGAAAGGAATCAAAAGAAAATGAATATTAGTTTAAAAAGAACACAAGAACAGGTTGAGTTGATTCAGGCTATGGGCTCTAAGAATAGAGACACTGCTTATGAAGCTCAAGTAGCACTGGCGGAATTTATTGGCCCAGTGATTAATGAAGTGGTTAACAATGCTCCTACTATTAGTAACTTGTTTACCCCTCTTCAGTTTAATGCTGACGACAATCCTAGCATTCCGCTAGACGTTTATTATGATGTATCCGATGAGGACTACATTAATGTTTATAGCTCCCATGCACCAGGTGGTCTTCCTACCAACCAGGTAACTCCTACTCACAGTGAGATGAAGGTTGCTACATACAAGCTTGACACTGCTGTTTCTTTCGATAAGAAATATGCTAGTCGTTCTAGGTTGGATGTGGTCAGCAAGACTTTTACTCGTGCTGCTCAGGAAATCTTGTTGAAGCAGGAAAGAACATCTGCTAACTTGATGCTCGGTGCTCTTGCTGGTGCTTCCACAACTATTGATGGAACCACTTATCAGCATTTGGTAACATCTGCGCAAGCAGGTAGATTCTTGTTAGATGATTTGAATACTCTACTAACAAGAGCCAAGAGAATCCGTCCATCATGGGCAGGTGGAACTCCAGCCGCAGGAAATGCAGGTCTTACAGACATTCTCGTTTCCCCAGAAGTGGTTGGCGATCTACGTGAGATGGCCTATAACCCAATCAACACTAGAGAGCCAGATGGAACTGCCGCTGCCGCAAGCACTTTCGGTGGTCAAGCTCCAGACTCAGTTCGTGCAGCAATGTTCACGAGCGCTGGTATCCCTGAGTTCTATGGCGTTAATGTTATGGAGCTTCATGAGCTCGGTGCAAGCAGAAAGTTCACCTCGATCTTTGGTGCTCTTTCTCCAACCAGTGATAACAACCCGAACACAGCTAACTCTAATTCGTTTGCATCTACTGATGATTTAGTCATTGGTATTGATCGCAGTCGCGATGCATTCGTTAAGGCTGTTGCGGTTGATCAAGAAACTGGTTCTGAGTTCAATCTTGTTGCTGATGACCAATTCAGTATTCGCCAAGCCAAAGTTGGTTGGTTTGGTTCTATTGAAGAAGGTCGAGTCGTTCTTGACGACAGAGCACTTGTTGGTATTGACCTTGAGGCCTAATAACCTTATCATAATTACAAACCCGCTCCTCTTTGGGGGCGGGTTTTTTTATTTCTATTTTGCTTGTTAAAAGTGTAA